CCGCTTCGGGTTGCACAAGGTCACAGATGGATGCCAGTTCTGAGGCAAACTCGGTAAGTTCAGCACCACCAATAGAGCCTGACGTATCGATGGCTACGATAACCTCGCCGATAGTTTCGTTCTCCATGCTTGGCATATAAATATCATTTGCCATCTGACGCTTGTTCATACGTCGCCATGTGAACTCATCCTTGCCTTTCATCGCTGATGAAACAAAGTCACGTAGTGCATCTCGCCAATCAATCTTGGGTTCAAGCAACTCGCCGATAGCACGTGGCATCTTCGCACCCATACGACCAGCAAGCATACCGCCCTCACGCAATGCTTTGTCGATACCATCCGATAACTCTTTGATTTCTTCGGGAGTCATCTCTTGGAAGTTTTCCCAGTCATGCTCATCGAAACCATCGCCACCCATGTCATACTCTTTGCCATTGGCTTTGATTTTGTTATCTTGCTTTCCACCCTGTGATGGAGAACTATTTTGCTCGTCATCACCCACGCCTTGTCCATCATCGGCGTTGTCTTTACGTGAGCCTGATGAGCTACCCTTACCTTTACCTCGCTGAGGATTCTCCTTACGGATATGGTTGTAGACCTCACGCATATTCCAGTTGTGAAAGAATGGGTCATACAACGCACCCTCGGGCAACAGAACGATAGCCTCGTTACCTCCGCTAATAGTTCCTTTGATGTTGAAGATGATGTCGTTTACGACAAAATCCGCCGCCATGTTTGCAATCTTAGAATCTTCCTTGAACATATCCTTGCCACGTGGGATTTGTTTCAATGCCACATGAAGATTCTCATGGAGGACAAGACCACGCAACTTGGGTTCGCAGTCGATAGTCTCTAAGAATGGCTTAGAGTATCTCTTGTTGACACCATCTGTGTATGCCGTAAAGGACTTATCACTCACCTCCGACTTACCCATCAACATGACACCGCTATACAACGCAGTCTCGGGATGTTTCATTAGTGCGATGTGCGCTTTCTTCAAACGAACTTCTTGTTTGTTATTCATTTGTTACTCCTTGTTAATTAGACAATATAAAAACCCTGCAATCACACCCAATCCGAACATGATGAGAGACCACATAAATATTCCGACTTCCATAGCTTTCCACCTCCTCGTGGTTTGTTAATTAGAACAACTCATGATTGTTCTTAGCCCACTCTGCAATCTGCAAATTGTGGCGAGCCAACTTGACTGCCTTGGTATTGCGCATCATCATGGTAAAGAACACCGCTTGCACCTCTGAACTAGGAATCTTATTGACGAACTTCATGAACTTGTTCAACTCGTCTTGAGTCTCCAGTACGTCGACTGCTTGGAACATAATCATTAACTGCGCTGATACTTCGTCGGGAACTTTAACTCCCTCTGGGTCTTTGACGATGTCCTTCACATCCATCAGAGTCTTCTCTAGCGATAGAAACGCTGACATATCACCAGCACCAGCAAGACCGATAGTGCCAGCCAATGCGACCATCGTTGCATTCTCACCCAACACGTCACGATTGCGAACAATCACGTCACACTTAGCGAGAGACCTTGGCGAACAGAATGACAGTTGAGTCTTCTTGGGGTTGAACACGTATGGGTTGTCGTCTTGGTTGCCATCACGATACGATGCCAATGTCCTTGGGAACAACGCAACGAACGCACGAACAACACGAGAAACACCATTAGCTGATGCCCACTCTAGCCATTCATTAGGCACAGGCTTTGCCATCTCCATAATGCACACACGATTACCAGCGTGAGCCAACATCGTGTCGCCCACCCCATCGCTTGAATTGTTTGACGTGCCGAAAACTATGCTTCCATCGGGTAGTGGAACGTCACCTACCATTCTCTCCAACATCAAACGGGTAAAGATAACTTGCAGTAACTTAGGTGACTTCATGAACTCGTCAAGCAAGATGACCTTTGGTTTAGGAGAGTCAAGCTTGAAGAGAGACGAAACGTAATACTCAAGTTGCTTGCTTGCATGGTTGGGAATAGTCATACCGATGTCTGACATATCTTTTACGGGACAGTCCACATAGATGTAGTCGTAGCCCTCGCCCAAATCCTCACGAATCATAGATAAGAGAGAAGTCTTACCACATCCAGGCTCAGACAGAATGATTGGTGTGAGTGATGAACCTATTAGAGGAATGGTCTTGCGTAACTCGTTGATGGTTACGGTTGCATTGAAGTTGAGTTTGCTCATTTGTATTTCTCCTTGATTAGATTGAATTGAAACTACCGAACTTGGAAAGGATGTCGTCTATCCCTTCCTTCACATGATGGCGAACTGCATCGGAATCTCTGATGTCCTCTGCCTTCACACCACGTAATACTTTCTCTAGCGATGCACGTGCTTGCTCAAGATCTGAATCATTCTTAAGATTAAATCGCTTAAAACTTTCGCACATTTCTAGGGCTTTCTGAATCGTTGTGTCGTATATCTTGCGACGCTTGGTGCGTGTTTCGACAACTACTCCGTTAAGTCCGCTGACCACACCCACCTCATCAACACCGCAACAATGGCTGATGGACTCCATGACCGCAACCATACGTTCTGACTGTTCTTGCGCAATGGATTCGATGATGCCGTGCGCTTGCTTTTTGTATGTATTAAACAAATCATCAGCGATGTCCTGCGCTATCCCACAGCGAAAGTCGTTCATCGGCACTTCGGACACATACAAGTTAAGGCTGAACTTACTCGCCACTTGTTCCTTGGTCGGGTAATCATTTCGGTTGAACATAGTGCCTTGCTTGAAAGCCATGTCGGACACGATTGAATCGTAGTCGCTTGTTAATGAATCCACTAACGCATGGAAAGCTATTTGATGCTCGTGATACTCTTGCTTGAACTTAGGCACGTCAACGCTTGGCAATAAATTCTGCGATTGATTCCAGCGATAGGTGCGACGTTGAAGCCAGTTGTATACGGTCTGCCGATAATTCACCACCGCCTTGTGCTTGGGATGATTAGCCAACAGATTCTTAACATATCTGCCCGCGGACTTATCCGCATTCTTTGCCGTAGTAACTTCATCGCTGATGCCACGGTCTTGCTTGGTTGCCGACCACACGCTGATGTCCACGCTTACTAGGACTGCTGAACTAGCAAGGCTAATCAGGTGTTCGGGTTTGGTTAATTCCATATTCATACACTTCTCCTTGGTTAAATTGAACTACGCTAAAAGTAAATCCACTATCACGTGGTAAGCTAAATAGCCTAACGCTACGACTACTAATACTCTGCCCCAAAAGTCTTCCATAAAAGTATCCTCCTCCAGTTTCATAAGTATAACATAACTTTACATTTAAGTCAATGGTGATGTATGACTTTTTTAGTCCATCCAGTCACAATGCATAGAACGACTAATGGAAATCCAATCCCAATCGCCCTCGCCCCATACTTCTTCTACCGTATCTTGAGTTTCCTCACCGATACGAGCAAACGCACCGCCGATGTAGTCGTTCTCATCAGCCCACTCTCGTGCCAACCCCATCAAGCACTCGTGGCATTGCACGTCGGGGTAAGATTCATACCACTTCACGTTGTCGGCAAAGAATCGGAGTTGTAGATTCTCCTCGTCTACCGTCAAGTCCTCGTCAAGAAACGCACCAGCAACCGTGTCTTTAGATTTTGCTTCGGCTATGAATGTATAGAACGAATCACGCACTTGTCCGTAGGTTTTCTCATCGTCGGGAACGACGAATCGTATTGTGTACGCTACTACTGACCTATACCCCATGTTCTTCTCCTATGAATGTTCTAACCCAGTCCACATACACTTCGTCTGCATAGAACCACCTTGCCATGCGCCTACTGTTCGGCACGTCTATCGGGTAATTAACTAATAGAGCATGGTCGTCGCTACGCACAAGCTTGTAGAACTCAGGCTTGTCGGGCTTGCGATATAACTTAATCACTTTCATACACCACCTCTTTCAGTTTGGTTAACTCTCGGTCAAGGGCTTCTTCGCCCACCTCGTTGCGGATACGCAACACCCTGTCTACGTTTCCACCATCTAGTAGAAACCTAGCCATCTCGTTACCGCCTGACCGAACCGCATTGATAACTTGGAGTAGGAATATCTTATCTTCGCCTTTCATTTGATTAGCCCTCCCTTGTTGTTAAGTCCTTTCAAGTCTTCCATGTTAGTAATCATCATGTAGTTTGACTTGTGCATTGGTGCAACTGTTCTTACTACTTTTGTAGCAAGGTCGTCACCGCATGGCATACAAATCGCATAGCCGATGGCTAACCGTTCCGCAGCGTAGGTCATACCGCATAGCTTACATTGTGGGATAAAAGTTTCATCAATCATGGTAGGTATCCTCTGTCGTCACCGAACGATGCTTCGTACTTGTCCAACCAGTCGTTGAACTCTGCTTCGTATATCGCCCATGCTTCGTCGCTATCTTCTATTCCACGATTGCGTGGGTCTATGTTTTTGATTCCCTTGCTATCACGTTGTTCTTGAAACTGAATCAAAGCATTTTTAAGTTTGCCCATGTCCTTCTCCTTTATTGGATTAAATGATTTCCACTACGTCGTGGAAAGCTAATTAGCGTTGAAGGGTTCGTCTTGCTCGGTAATAATTCGCCCATCAACATTATTAGTATACCATAACTTTACATTTGGGTCAACCTCTTGTATGACTTTTTTTCGTGATGGGTGCTGAGAAAAATTCCAAGTTTAGAATTAAATTCCAGCGAAATTCCAGTTTTAAAAACGAAATTGGAATTTTTTTAGACTAGGTAAAAATGGGCTGAGAGCCTTATAAAATAAGGATGTAGTAGTAGTAGTATTCTTAATAAGTATATAAAAATTCCAAAATTCCAATAAAATTTAGGAATGGATACCGTCTGGTGCTAAATAGTTGCACTGGCTGAGCAAGCCTTGACCTCCCTCTTTTTTCTCAATTACCCCCTGTCCCCCTCGTGCAAAACTTGGAATTTTGGAATTTTTGATGTAAGTCCATGATTACTAAGTAAAATTAAATTCCAAATCGTGTTTTTGAAATTGGAATTTTTAGTTCCGACACAGATGCCCCAATCCGAAACTTGGAATTTTTTGTTTTACTGTGTCAGTTCTTATAATTCTAAATGATACAAAGCAAATTCCACTAGACCGTGGAAAGCTAAATAGCGACCTTGTGTTGGCATGGGAATTCCCGCTATCGACGCGCTCGAGGACATATAACTGGCTTCAAAGGGACAAAAAAAGGGATAAGGCACGAAGCCCTATCCCCTATGAATCTACTACTTGATAGCTTTAACTATCGCATTAACCACAGCATCATCTACTGTGGCATCCCCTCTAGACTTCGCTGTCTTAGCTCTGTCCTTGATTGTGGACACAGTATCAGACAACCATACGGCAAAGTCCTTTGTAGGAGCACGTTCCCGCTTCTTACCCGCCAGACTATCTAGATACTGTTTAACGTATCGCTTCAAGTCCTTTGCTCTATTGGACTTGTAGTCTGACCAATCGTCCCTCCACTTTTTGTGGATACCATGCTTAACTGGGTCATCATTTCTGAAGTTCCCAAAAGCTTGCGAAGAGTAAGCCATGACTGTGTAAACATCTACACGTTGTGCGCCCTCTGTCCCCTCTTCACAAGGAACCCAATCCTTTGTGTAGTATTGGACTGGGTTTAGCTCATTAAAGCGGAGCATCTGACCCTCTTCAATCTCCGCCTTGATTTCATCAGGAACTGACTCCAGGAAGGTAGAGCATTTATTGTGTATGAATCTTCCGATTGACACACCACGTTCAGAACTAATACAACCTTGATAGCTTGCGTCCTTCAAGCTTACGATTTCAGACGTAAAAGATTTTTTGATAATCTTCTCCTATATCTGACACACCATTGTGTCATTGGTTATAGTTCTACATGATAGAGTCCCTTATGTAAAGTTACACGTCCTAGTGGAACTCTATTTAGTCACGCTCTCAAGACGCGCGCGAGAACATATAACTGGTATCCAAAAATTTCGGGCGAAAAAAAAGCCGACCCGAAGGTCGGCTAGGTGTTACTTAGACCATGCGGTCATAAAAGCGTTACGGGCTATATCAAACTTAGCCTTATCCGCAGTCTCATCGCCACGCTTTTGAGCGTTGTCGCATTTGAGACGGAGGTCTTTGAAAACATCTTCCAAGCGTTTGGCAAAATCAGCAGTTGCGCCACGCTCTCTCGTTTTACCCTCATTCAGGATAGTACGAGCCTGTCGCTTGAGGTCACCTAGGCGATTACTGCAGTAGGTGTTGACCTTGTCACGCCACTCTTTGACGATGGCATGTAGGTAGGGATTCTCGTTTTTGAGTTTTCCGTACTGTTGTTGACTGTAAGCGAAACAGTAATCAACACCGATAATTACCTTTTCTTTCTCGTTTTCGAGAGCAGGATTAGAGCCATCAATGAGTAAGTAATGGTCGTTAACGACAGCGTAGGTTTGAGGTCTGTTGACCTCGTTAAACCGCAAACGATAGCCATCATACAGTTGCTCTTTGACCTCGTCAGCAACAGTCTCAGGGAAGCCCTTTGACTGGTCTAAAACATAGCGAGCGACTGACCGCATGCGGTCGTTAGCCAAAGCCTGTTTGTATGCACCATCTTTCAAACTGGTGATTTGTTCGTTTGTTACGGATACTGCAGGGCTAGATTTAGCCATGGTGAAACCTCCATAAAATAGAGTACTGCGATTATGTCGGGCACTATTGCTTCGACAGTTTTAGTTATACGCAGACAAGGTCTATATGTAAAGTTTCACGATGGCATGGAACGCTAAACAACCACGCTCTCGATACGCGCGCGAGAACAATAACTGGTTTCAAAGGGACAAAAAAATAGCCAACCCCGAAGGGCTGGCTAAGTACTACAAGGAAGACTATAGGTCTAACACCATCTGAGGCGACCAGTACGTGTCTGCCATTACTTCAGCAGGATAACCTTGGATGCCCTGCATTGACAATCCTAAGATAATCATGAACCGCGTTGCGCGCCCGTGATCGTTAGCCAATATCTTGGCTACTTTGTTGAACTGCTTGGTGCCAAGCCACTGCTTAATATCCTTAAGCGCTTTGGCTTCTGCCTTTGACCTGTCAGTAGTGTCGTACTTGATTTCGTATCCCATCAGAACTTCCTCCTTATTACGATGACAAAGTCATCTACGTTATATCCAACCCGAGCGTGGATTAGATTGAATGGACTGCATTGCACTGGCACAAGAGCCAGCAGTTTGTACAACAGTGATGTGCGTCGTATTACCATTTACTTCTCCTTGTTAGTGGGGGGCTTGCGCCCCCCAGTTAGTTACTCAACCTCTGCGCCTTGCAGTGAATGAACATCCCACGCAATCCCTGCCGCTTCCTCTACCTTTGGCATGATGATCTCGTTGAATATCTTATCCATGCCTGCATCGTTGAAGATGTCATAGGCTTGGCACACATGACCAATCCATTTGGTTTGGTACTGCTTCCTACTTAGTTGGATTGGTTTGCCGAATGAATTGCTGAACTGTTTAGTTACTATCATGATTACTTCTCCTTAGTTAGTGGGGGGCTTGCGCCCCCCGATTGATTACCGCTTGTACTTAACTGCTATGGTCTTACCGAATAGGTTAGTTACCTTAATGAATACATCATCATTAGGGTATTGGTATAACCAACCCAATGCCTTACCTTTAGTCATTGCCTTATGACTTACTGCCTTACTGCCCCACAGCACAGATACTGTATACATATGCTTCTCCTTGTAGTAGGTATGCTTGATTGCTTACCATGGTTTAAGTTATACCGATACCTACCCCATATGTAAAGTTTCAGCGGGCGCGGAAGCACCCCCCACCACCCCGTTTTGCAATCTTGGTACCATCGCGCGTCTATACACAATGATTTGCACAAATAACTCCACAAAATTTCCAAATATTCACCACTTATGATGCACGTACTTAATGCCGATTTTGTCTAACTCCTTGATTTACATAGCTTTACTTCTCGAACACAGCGGACCCAATTCATATTTACTTGACATATAAATAGGTGTATACCCTACCCCCCTTACTTTTTTGGCTGCCTGGCTGTGTGTTTGAGATATAAAAACACCCCCCGTCAAGGGGACCCAAAAAGCAAAAACGCCGTATACTATTTTTACTCTTCACGTGAGTCGTGCGGGGGCGGGCACGGTAGATTTCCGCCCCACTAGTAAAGAATTTATTTACAAAAGATAAAAATGTCATATATACTTGCGAAAACTGCAAGGGTCAGACATGGATGTATTAATACCCAGTATTGAGGAGAACATTCCCCTCCCTAAGAATGCTCAAGAAGCATTCCCTGATTTAACTCCGACTGAAGAATTGAACATGCGGGCTTCAGTGGTAGCGCTAATGTCTGATTTGACAGGGCAACCTATCTCTCCAACGCAAGAAAATGCTGCTGAGGCTAAGGAATTAGCCAAAGAGATGCTTACAAATCCACTAGTTAGACCCGACTTCTCTAAATACCCTAACGAGACGCTTGCTATGCTAGCTGGTATGGTGGCTCAGATGAACGTCTCGGTAGTAGACGAGCTAGCGGAGCTTAAAACTTACGTAGTTAACCACCTAGTTCACTCAGTTGAAGCTTCAAAAGACGTAAAAACCAAGATTACAGCCCTTCGCGCCCTTGGTGAAGTCGATGGAGTGGACGCATTTAAGAAAAGAACTGAAGTTACCCACAAGATTCAGACCATGGAAGAGGTCGAATCCGAGTTATTGGAGCTTTTAGACGAGGTAGAGAGCAAATATATAGACGTAGAGGCTAAAGAAGTCGTCAATAAAGAGCGAGATGACCCAAAATCTACGTAAATTAACGCCAGAACACCTGTTTAAGCTAAGACAGATCATCAAAAACAAGCAAATACCTGATGAAACTAAGCGAAAAGCAAAGGATTTACTAGCAAAACATGACGAATTCCTCACACAAGAACGCGGAAAAATATCCTTTTTGGACTTTGTTAAACATGTTTATCCAGGATATAAAGTCGGACCGCACCATCTCAAACTGGCTCAAATTTTTGAAGATATTGCGGCAGGTAAGAAAAAACGAGTCATTGTTAATATCGCTCCGCGCCATGGTAAGTCAGAACTTATATCCTATCTCGCTCCTGCCTGGTTCTTGGGTAAGTATCCACAGAAGAAGGTCATCATGGCCTCTCATACAGCGGATTTGGCTGTTAACTTTGGACGCCGTGTTAGGAACCTTGTGGGTTCAGAATCGTATAAAGGCATTTTTCCGCAGATAGAACTGCAAGCGGACAGTAAATCAGCATCTAGATGGGGAACAAACTTTAATGGAGAATATTTCGCTATCGGTGTGGGAGGCGCACTCGCTGGTCGCGGTGCTGACCTTTTTATTATTGACGATCCTCACTCTGAGCAAGAGGCTAAGACGGGCAGACCCGACGTTTTCCTTCCTGCTTGGGAGTGGTTCCAGTCTGGTCCTCTACAGCGTCTTATGCCTGGTGGTGCAATTATCGTTGTGATGACCCGCTGGAGCAAACTTGACTTAACGGGACAAATAGTAAAGCAGCAAGAAAATAATGACGATGTTGACAAATGGGAAGTGGTTGAGTTTCCAGCAATAAAAGACGATGGGGAGGCGCTTTGGCCCGAGTTTTGGCCTGTGGAAGAGCTGCTGGCAAAGAAAGCCGCACTTGACATAAGGTACTGGAATGCACAGTATATGCAAAACCCAGTCTCCGAAGAAGGGGCGCTAATTAAGAGGGAGTGGTGGAACATCTGGGAGAAAGATGACCCACCTGAGTGTGAGTTTACGATCATGTCGCTAGACGCGGCACAGGAGGCAAACAACCGTGCGGACTACAACGCGCTCACTACTTGGGGGGTCTTCTATAACGAGGAGACCAACAACTACAACATTATCCTTCTTAACTCCATTAAGAAACGCATGGAGTTCCCAGAACTCAAAAAGCTTGTACTTGAAGAGTACAAAGAATGGCAACCAGATGCGTTCATGGTTGAGAAAAAGTCCAACGGGGCTGCGTTATACCAAGAGTTGCGTCGTATGGGTATACCCGTCGGCGAGTTCACACCTGGCAAAGGTCAAGATAAAATTGCTCGCGTTAATGCTGTATCAGACTTGTTCTCGGGCGGGGTTGTCTGGGCGCCAGATCGGCGCTGGGCGAAGGAAGTAATTGAAGAATGCAACGATTTTCCTAGCGGAACCAATGATGACTTGGTAGACTCTACTACACTAGCTCTGTTAAGATTCAGGCAGGGTGGCTTTATACGTCTACCAAATGATGAACCCGAAGATTACATGTTGTATAAGTACCGCAAAAAAGCATCGTACTATTAAGGATAAATTATGGCAATATATAAGTCGTAATCACAAGCTCCTCTAGGACTTGACCAATTAGACCCAGAAATGATGGGTGATGAACCAGCTCTAGAGATTAGTATTGAAGACCCAGAGGCGGTAGAGATTGGG